CATTGGCAACAAGGCACAAAAGCGCATGTCTGGCCAGGTGGCACCCCTGCGCAAGCAAAAGGTCCTGACAGGCAAAGAATGGAAGTTCGTCACCGAGCTTGTGACGGGTGATGGCCGGGTGACCCTGAAGGAAGCTGCCATCAGGGCCGGGTACAAGCCCACAAGCGCATCAGTGATGGCCTGGAAGCTGACGAACCCTGAGATCAACCCTCACGTGGTCTCTGCTATCCAGGCGTATCGGGCAGAGCTGAACAGCAAATACAACACGTCATACGACAGGCACATGCGGGACCTGCAGACTATCCGGGACAAAGCCCTGGAAGCTGGGGCTTATGCTGCTGCTGTCCAGGCAGAATACCGCCGTGGGCAAGCCCTGGGCACAATCTACGTTGATCGCAAGGAAATCAGGCATGGAACAATCGACTCGATGTCCAAAGAGGAAGTGCAGCGCAAACTGGACGAGTTGCGTGCCCTGTATGGCGGACCGCCCCCGAGCGCGCTTATCGATGCCAGCACTGGCCAGGTGATTGAAAGTGTCGAGCGAGAACGGGACCCGGCTTTTGTCTCTCCGGTGGCAGAACCTCCCCCAGATATCTTTGAACGGGATAACGATTTGGGACCCGACGATGACAACGCCTGAAGCCGCCTTTGCCGCCCGTGTTCGTGACGGGCTTCGCCCTTTTGATATCGACACCGAGCGGATTGAAAACCGCGTGAACCTGGGCGTGTCTGACATGCTGGTGGGCGCGGGTGATCGCTTTGTCTCGATTGAGTTGAAAGCGGTTTCGCGTGGCTTGAAGGTCGCGCTTCGCCCCCATCAGATTGCCTTTTTAACCCGCCATGCCGCCCGGGGTCGCCCGTGCTATGTACTGGTGCACCAGGTGAGCACTGTTGTTCGCCCTGGCCGGATCGCTTTGTACCATGGCCGACAGGCCATAGAGCTTGCGGAACAGGGGCTTCGCCTTGAACCCCTGGCCGCATGGCCTAACCGGGGCATGGACTGGCAAGCCCTGGCCGACATCTTATCCGGGAAATCACCGATAAAATAATTTGCGCGGCTGTTTATTTGCTGCTATGATAGCGGCACCGGATACCCCGGGCAACATAGAGGATAGAGAAAATGCTCAAGACAATCGCTGTCACGTCAAACCGTAAAACCGGCCCAATTGCCACCACTTACCGAAGTGGCGTGCATGAAACTTATGGCACGTGCCCGACATCATGCGCGCTGCACCCGAAGAGTGAAACAGGCGCGGCCCTGGTTGACGTGGACTACATGGCCGCTGTGTCTGACGCTGTGCCCCGTGGGGGCCAGGCGTGGACTTATTCTCATTTTCCCGCTGAGACGCTGCCGACACCGAAACCAGGCAAAACTGTATTCAATGCGTCATGCGACACCCTGGGCGAAGCTGTGCGCACTGTGGAGTCAGGTCGCCCGGCTGTATTTGCTGCCCCGGTTGATATGGCCGATAGTTTCCCCATGGTGCACCAGGGCGTTAAATTCGTGCGCTGCCCCGCTGATTTGTCGGAGACATTCACGTGCGCACAATGCGGCGGCGGTCGCCCCTTGTGTGCTCAGGGAGAGCGGGATTATGTTGTCGTTTTTGTCGCGCACGGTAGCGGAAAAAAGAGAGTCGGCACGGGTAAGGGCGGATGTTATGCCGCGGGCGGTCCTACAGCTATCGCATGGCATGGCACAAAAAAGAGCGGCCACCAGGATGATGCCGCGGCGGTCCGTTCGTTCGCCCGTTCGCTGCCGCCTGGGTCCCTGTTGCGCCACCATGTAGCCGGGGATATCGGCAAGGAGACAATCTAATGTTCTTCGCCCTGGCTGTTTTTATCTTGCTGTGGATAATAGTTGACCTGTTTACTGGGGATTAGCACGGCTGTTCAATTTGGGTATATAATTCAATCACCGGAATAAACCGGCAACACTGAAAGGATAGAGAAAATGGCACATATGATTGACACCACTACAGGCAAGGCCGCTATGGCTTACGCGGGCAATACTCCCTGGCATGGCCTGGGCCAGGCGTTGACGCCTGACGCATCAATTGAAACATGGACCCGCGAAGCCGGGTTAGATTACACAGTCAAAGAGTCGCCCGTTCTGTTTCAGACTGACGCGGCCACACTGCCGGAGGAATTCAAGGGCCGCAAAGTGTTGCACCGGTCCGACACCGGCGGGGCACTGGCCGTAGTGTCTGACGGGTACCGCGTGGTGCAGCCCTCTGACGTTATGGGCTTTTTTGGCAAACTGGTTGATATCGGCGGGTTTCAAATGGAAACCGCCGGAGTGCTCAGCCATGGCCGCCGGGTTTGGGCACTGGCGAAAGTCAACCAGGGCGCGGATGTTATCGAGGGCGACACCGTGCGGCCTTATGTGCTGCTGGGCACGTCATATGACGGCACCATGGCAACAGTGGCCAAATTTACGTCAATCCGTGTTGTGTGCAACAACACGATTACCGCCGCATTAGGCCGCGAGAGTGCGGGCACTGTTCGAGTGCTGCATTCGGAGCGCTTCGACCCTGACGCTGTCCGCCTGGAGCTGGGCATAGTGTCCGACAATTGGGAGCGCTTCCTGGTGCAGTCCCGCAAACTGGCTGGAGAGAATCTTTCCGCAACTGATGCCGATATGTTCGTTCGTTCGCTGCTGCAGCCATATCACACCAGCAAAGTGCCAATGAATGAAACCCGCGGATACAAGCGGATTATGGAATTGTTCAATGGCCAGGCTATCGGGGCAGATATCCCCGGGGTGTCCGGTACTCGCTGGGCCATGCTTAACGCTGTGACCGAATTAGTCGATCATGAGCGGGGCCGGAGCAATAATACCCGCATGGAGTCCGCCTGGTTTGGCACTGGTGCAGCCATTAAAAACAAGGCCCTGGAGCTGCTTGCAGTTAACTGACTGAGAATTGTTCTCATTTGAGGGTGATTCTCGAGTGAGAATCATTCTCATTGGGGTGATTTCCCGGGTTAATTGCGGCAAGGGTAAACCAGGCCCGCGGCCCCTGCCGCTTGACGCCTGAAACGTGGGAATTTCCCCTTGAAACCCGGCGCGCGGGTCGCGCGCCGCGGTCCGCGTGGCATGTTTCACGTGAAACATGGCCCGGGCCCCGGGGCTATGGCCCGGGGCGTGGCGATTGATAAATTTAATTGGCCGCGTGGCGTGGTGGCCGTGCTATAATAGTGGCACTGGTGCAGGGTCCTGCACCGGGCAACCTGAAAGGATAGAGAAAATGCAAATTGAACAAGTCGCCATGGCCGTGGTCAACGACCCGTCCACTGAACAAGCCCGGCTTATGGCCCTGGCTACCTGGCTTGCTGGCCGGGATAGCGCTGCCGTGCATATGCTTTTGATCCCGGTTTTTGCTGAGCTTCGCAAGCCTATTTATGAGGGTGTCCAGTTTGACGGGTCGTCATGGCAAGCCGCCGCCCGGGTGCTGGACTGGCAGATTGATAACGCTATCGCTGAGCGGGAAGGCGGTGCAGCATGATTCTCAATTTCTACGAAGACCCCGGGCACGGGTGGTTGGCCGTGCCCCTGGAGCTGCTGGATCGCCTGGGCATCCTGGACAAAATCAGCACCTACAGCTACATGCGCGGCAAGCTAGCGCACCTTGAAGAGGATTGCGATTACTCTCTGTTTTGGGCCGCGGCCCAGCGCGCCGGGCTTGAGATACACGTGCGCACCAGGCGCACGGATAACCGCTCACGTATCCGCAACTATTGCCACTACTCCCCGGGCGTGGCCCGGGTCTGGATGCAAAATGCCCGGGAAATAAAAAGGTTGACACGGGCCGCGCAGCCCGTGGTATAATAGTGGTACTGGTGGCGGTCGCCACCAGACAACCCAGAAAGGATAGAGTCATGAAAACAGAATGGACAGACACAATCCACGCGATGCGCGATGCCGGTTACCTTGTAATCATTTGGACACCCGAAGAGCTGGGGGACATTGATACAAGTCACGTAGAAGATATCCTCATTGAGCGGGGCAATGAAATGATTGAGCTGTTGCAAGAGGAAGACGAATAAGTATTTGACACGGGGGCCCGGCCCCGTGCTATAATAGTGTCACTGTGTCGGCCGACACAGTATCAACCTAGAAAGGATAGAGTCATGACAATCGAAACAGCAACACCCAGCAGCGCTGAGACCATCGCGGCATTGTTCGACAATCTGGTGGACGCGGTAACTGCGCGGGTAATGGATCAAGTGGCCGCTAAATTCACCATTCACATGGATGCTTGGGCCCTGAACAGTGTGGTACTTGAGGACAAAATCACTGAGGGCGTCCAGTCGTTCGTTGACAACCAGTTGGACTTGGATGATGCCGTGCGCGAGGCCCTGGACAACTTGGATCTGGACGACATGGTCATGACAGCAGTCCAAGAACTTGAATTCAACGTCAGAGTCAGCCGATAAAAATATTTGACACGGGTTGAAAAACCCGTGCTATAATAGTCCCACTGTGTCAGCCGACACAGTACAACCTAGAAAGGATAGAGAAATGACTAAAGTTATCAGCATCAACGGATCACGCTTCGCACTGCCTGAAGGCATGGCCGCGAAGGACGTCCAGGCCCTGGCCGGATTCCTGGTGACACTGACACCAGTGCACAATGAATACGACTACGACACCAGCGACTATCAGTCCTTCCTGGCAAGCCAGGGCACTGAAGTCCGCGTTGACACAGTCGAGCTGGTCGACCGCCTGGCAGCGAAAAAGCAGCACGAAGAGAGCTACGCGCGATACAAAGCAAAGCGCGATGCCGACCAGGCAGCCTAAGCGATAGGGGCCTAGGCCCCTATCACAGGCCCCTTACACGTGGCTTACGCGCGCAGCGCGTAAGCCCTTTCCCCTTCATTTTTTCCCTCTTATGGTGGTGGCGGGGGTGGGCGGGCCCGCCTTACCTTTACGTGTACATCTATCTATGACTTTCAGACAGGGGGAGGGCCATAAACAACCCGTCAGCAATAGAGAGCAACCTATGCCCTATTTTTGCCCCAGATTTTGTCCAGGAAAACTTGACCCCCGGGCCCAGAAACAGGCCCCCTTGTTTTCAAAACGCTTGCCCCGGGTTAGTATTCGCAAAATTCAAAACCTGGCCCCCTATGCATAACTCACTGCCCAAAGAAGCCGAAGAAGAGATGCTGCGCTTGCAGCTCCGCCTGCAACTCCTCGAGGCGCACGAGAAGTCAACCAATAACTTCCTGGACTTCTGCAAATACGTCTGGCCCGAGATGCTCGTTGGGGAGCACCACCGCATCATCGCCGAGGCCCTCGATCGGGTCATCTCTGGCGAATGCAAACGCCTGATGATCGCCATGCCTCCCCGGCACGGCAAGTCACAGATGGGCAGCTATCTGTTCCCTGCCTACGTCATGGGCAAGAAGCCTGACGCCAAGCTCATCGTTGGCTCGCACACCGCGGAGCTCGCTCAACGCTTCGGTCGTATGATCCGAAACCTCGTGGACGACGAGAAGTACAAAGAGCTCTTCCCTGGCATGCAGCTGTCCATTGACTCCAAGGCTGCTGGTCGGTGGAACACGGCCCAAGGCGGTGAAGCCTTCTTCATTGGTAAGGGCGGCGCGATGACCGGGCGCGGCGGTAATATTGTCATCCTGGACGACATCTTGGACGAACAGGACGCTCTGTCTGACACGGCCATGGAAAACACCTGGGAGTGGTACACCTCTGGTCCTCGTCAGCGATTGCAGCCAGGCGGCGCGATCATCGTGATCAACACCCGTTGGAAGACAGACGACCTGTCTGGCCGTCTGCTGAAACAGCAGGGGTACTTGAAGTCTGACCAGTGGGAAGTGCTGGAGTTCCCAGCCATCTTGCCTTCTGGCAAACCGCTCTGGCCAGAGTATTGGCCGATCGACGAACTTGAGAAGGTCAAGGTCTCCATTGGCCTGAAGAAGTGGAACGCCCAGTGGCAACAGCAACCCACGAACGACGAAGGTGCTGTCTTGAAGCGCAACTGGTGGCGCAAGTGGACACACGACGATCCACCGCTGTGTGATTACCTGCTGCAGACCATGGACACGGCGTACTCCAAAAAGGAGACCGCCGACTTCTCGGTCATCGCAACGTGGGGCGTGTTCACCCCTGATGCTGACTCGGGCCCCAACCTCATCTTGCTCAATGTGCGCAAAGGCCGTTGGGATTTCCCCGAACTCAAACGGGTGGCCCGCGACGAGTACCAGTACTGGCGGCCCGACAACGTCCTGATCGAGGCCAAGGCCACCGGCACGCCGCTCCAGCAGGAACTTCGCCGGATCGGGGTCCCCGTCACGATGTACTCCCCTGGTGGTCGGCGGTCCGGGCAAGACAAGCTCGCTCGCGCGAACGCTGTTGCACCTCTCTTGGAATCAGGCATGGTCTGGTATCCCGAGGGCAAGGAATGGGCCGAGGAGCTCGTTGAGGAATGCGCGGCCTTTCCCAACGGCAACAACGATGACCAGGTCGACGTCACAACCATGGCTCTGTTCAGGTTCCGTCAGGGCAACTTTGTTGCTCTGGACTCGGACGATAACGAGGAGTCGGAACCCTCGACTGAGGCGGTTGAGTATTATTGACAGCGGGACTAAAATGACTTATCTCCTCTCACGGACCGCGAACCATGGCCCAAGAACTGTCTGACAAAATCCGTGCCGCTGCGCAGGCGAAGAACGTAGACCCTGACGTGGCTCTGGCTATCGCAAGGGCAGAGAGTTCGCTCCAACCCGGTGCCCGTGCCGGTACGTCCACCGCAGGTGGCCTGTTTCAGGTTGTTGATAAGACGTGGAAAGAGTTTGGTGGCAAGCCTGGTAAGAAGTTGGATGCTGATGAGAACATCCGCGTCGGCACGGACATCATTGCAAAGAACACGCAGACCTTAAAGGCTTTCCTCCAGCGCGATCCGCGGCCCGCGGAAATCTACGCCGCCCACTACTTCGGGCCCTCTGGAGCCAAGACCTTCCTGTCCGCTGACCCCAGCACCCCGATCGTGGATATCCTGGGCAAAGCTGCTGTCAAGGCCAATCCCAATTTGCAAGGCAAGACCGCTGGCCAGGTGCTGGCTCAACTGGAAACCAAGATGGGCAGCAAACCTGCCGCACGAGATGTTTCACGTGAAACACCCGAGCCTGCAGCAAAGAAACCTCTGCCCCCGTCTCTGCCTCCCATGGCTGCCGCTCCCATGAAGGAGCAGGTCGCGAGCCTCGGTCCTGGCTACCAGGCCGCTTTGGCTCTGTCCTTTCTGGCTGACTCGGACGACAAGCCCGAGCGCGACGTGGAAAAGGAACCGGGGATCGCGGAGCAGTGGCTCGCGCAACAACCAACGCGGCCCGCGGCCCTGGCTTCGTTTGCCGATCTCAGCATCAAATCCCCGTTCGCTGAACCCCAGCAACCGCAGCAGCCTCTGATGTTGGCTGATGGCGGGGAAGTGAAGGAGTCCCTTGGCTCCAGGGTCATCAAAGCTGCTGTCCCGATGGATCTGCGGATGTTTGGATCAACCCTGTTGGGCAACCGCGATCCGATTACGGAGAGTGATTTCAAGAAGGAAGAGCTCGCTGCCATGCAGCAGGCGGTGGATCGGGCGGCTGCGCGCACGGGCAGGACGGAAAAGGGCTCGGTGCAGTACGTTGACTACCCACGGGGCGAGGAAATCGGACCGGGCTTTCAGCCAGTGGGGCAGACTTTGGGCCGGTTTGTGTATGAAAAGTCACCTACGGGCCAGACAATCATCACGGACAAGTACGATTTCTACAACGAAGGGCGAAAAGCCAACGTTGAGAAGTACGAAAAGATGGGCAAGGCCGAAAAAGCGCTCACAGTTTCTGGCCGAATGCTCAAAAACCTGGTCACGGGCAACCTCCGGGAGGTTCCTGGCGAGTTGGCGGACGCCTATATTGGTCGGGATGGCCGAGATGTGCGCATTCAACTGCCTGTTCGCCGCGCAGACGGCGGTTCGGCAGAGCCAACGGCAGAAGAAATCGCTGCGGCAAGCCGTCCAGCCACTGTCAACCCCAATATTCGCCGTCAAGGGGAGGCTGCCAGGAGACTGGCAGCCATGCGGGACGTAAATACCCTTCCTGATCCCCGTACTTAC